CCATAAAAATTTAACTTCACCATTTTTCCCCATTAGCCACAACGCACGTTTCACGAGCTCCTATGCATTGCCAATAATTTCAACGCAAGGATTTCAATATGTTTTGAGTGATGGCTAGCTATACGATAATAGCTATGAGGTAAGATGGTGAAGTTTCGGTTTGGGAGCTAGCGGAGTTTGATAGCTGAAATTTCTTTCATTTTTCCAATTAGCATATCTCTAAATTCATTATATACCTTTATTTCTCTTGCTCTGTCAAGACCAAGTTTTTCTTTTTCTATTGCCATTCTATATTTATCTGTATATTTACAATATAAATCATTTAATACTTCTACAATATTATAAATATTGTTTTCATAATACTTTATTATTTCTTTTGCAAATTCATTATCAGTCTCATTATATTTTATCAAAATATTTAAAATTCTTTCTTTATCATCGTTCATATTATTTCTCCTTTTCATTTGCACACATTACGATTAAAATAAAAGCCATAGTGCAAATAACAGCACAAGTAATATTCATCATAATTTTAATAACTCCAATAATGCCTCTCTATATTTTGAAATTAGAAAGTATTCTAATATATCTAAATGAGTACTCATAAATACACCTAAATGAATTTCACATTTAACTTTTAAGGAGGGAACTAATTTGTGAATAATAACAAATTCTATGTTTTCGTCTATTATAGCGTGAATAGAAATTTTATGTTCTTCCATTCTTTTAATCAGTGAAGTTTCTTTTCTGTATACATCTAAGCATTTATAATTTGTCATAGTATCTTAACCAAACCTTTCTCTATTTTCATTTTAACTTCCATTGATACGAAACGCACATTTCCTATTTTGAAATTCCTTGCCAACCAGTTTAACTGTGAGAATTCTCTTGTATGAGCAATCATTGTATTTTCGTTATGGTCGTCAACGGTAAGTGCAAATATAGTTTTGCAAGAAGCATCAGCTTTATCACTAATGAATGCTAGACCATTTTTCAAATCACTGTACACCCCGAATTTTTCATTGCCGTATTCAAGGGTCATGATATATCGTGCTGTTGTCGTTAACTCTTGCACCATTGCATAGTTATCGTCAATGTAATCACCATCTTTTGCATATTTTCCATAACTACTACCGTTCAGCATTCTAAGAAATTTACTCTGTGCTTTTTGTTCTTGTAGTTCTTCTGATGCCGTAGCCCAGAAAAACAAGACATTTTCACTCATCCACATTTTACCTTTCTCAACGTGCGGAATGCTGAAAGCAGGGTGCATATGATAGGGGTTGTAGAATGAAGTGTTGTTTCCTAACATGAATACAATCACCCTGTCTTCTTCTCTATCAATTGTATGATATATTGACAATAAACTGTTTGGTTCGTCCCATCCATTGTAATACTGTGTTCCTTTTCCTTGTTTCATTTCAAGCATATATTCATCGAAGATTATATACTTTACTTTTGGGTAGGCATTTTTCTTAATTTTGACCGCTTCACTAAGAGCGATGCAATATCCTACAAGTATCTTTGTATCTGTTTCTGGTTCTAATCGCCACATATATTCATTGCTACAATCCGTATCAACGGAGGGGTATTCATTAAGAAGCACTTTTTTGAATCCTTTTTCTAACGCTCCGTGATTCTTTTCATCTTGCGTTCTTGTGATATATACAAATTCTGTGTAATCTTTCATGCATCTGTTAAATACCCATTTCATCGTTGTATATGTTTTACCGATACTTCGTTCTCCGTTTATAAGAATGAAATTTCTTTGTTTTGATAGTAGTAATGATAAATCAATCCATTTACTCATTTTCTATAATGATGGATAGGGGGCGTTGTGGTTGGATGAAGTAAACACTCATATTCATATTTACTTTTGAAATAATAATCAATACCGTATTTGATTAGAACCCTTGCAATCAATGCCCACATCAGAACGATAAGAGCGAAAACGATAATACTTAACATTGTATAAGCTGTCATAATTTATCCACCTTTCTTATAATCAAATTACCGATTCCATATGATGATAATATAAATATTACACATGCCATAGTAGTTATGTCTATTTTCATAAGCTCTTTATCGCATTATATAATGCCCTTCCACCTACACTCAAATAATAAGAATAATAGTAATATTTAAATGCATCATAATCTTTATAAACTCTCTGCACATTTGTATAATATGGTTCTGGTGTAGTATCCTCATACACATAACCTTTTGACATCAGCTTATCTAATCTCCGTAATAAATATTTTTTATCATAATTAGTTTTACAAGCCATTTCTGAAATAGTTATGCAATGTGGTTTTTCTTTTGAAGCGTTGTGTAATATTTCTAAAATTCTCAAATCAATAGCTTTCATGCACTATCACCTCCTACAATAAGTATAGCATTTAACTGTAAATTTTACAAGTGTTTATTAAACTTTTTATCAAAATAAAGAACAAGAAATAAACGGTTTAGAAAATAGGTTACCACGCCCGACCGATGCATGAAGTTTTTACACTTGGTTACCATGCTATCGCTTTTCTAATTACACAAATATTCCTTGTTCATGTATATTATACACCCTCTTTCATTATATGTCAATGCTGTTTCATCGTAAATTCATTGTCTACCAGAACGATGCCACCTTTTGTATGAACCATTTTCAAAGCACCTTTATAACGTGAACCGGATTTAAAGTTATCCCATGTAACGTGCTGATAGCAACGTGCAGGCATTCCAGCGCAAGTTATATTTAATTTACCATTGATTTCTTCAACGTATGTTTTCTGTCTTACGAATCTTGCCCTAGTAAACGTTGATTCATGCTTCCAAGCTCCTAGCTTAACAGGGTCAACTTCTAAGTTTTCTGGTATCTCTGTACCAGAAAGATGCAGGCTGTCTGTATCTGCATATAGGAATCTCGGATATACTTTTTGTGCACTCGTTATCGTTTTATGTCTAGCCCACGCTGTAATGAATACGCCCATCGGTATATAAATAGGATTTCTTGTTTCTGGCTCGTCATATCTGTAATGAATTATTTCATCATCTCCTAGATATGGTATCTTACTTTGTACCTTTGGATTTAAAGCAAATTTACCGTATAATGCATTCATCATCAGTTTTGCTAATGTCCTCATTGCTGTATTACCATTAAGAGTAGATTCCATTTTTATTTTATTCCATTTATCAATGTAATCACGGAATAATCCTGTGGTTGATTTAAACTTCCATCCACTATGATATACCATGTTATAAATATGATAATGTTCTTTAAAAATCTCAAGGTCTATGTTTGTCATGCAGAGTGTGACATCCTCTCCTTTACTATTACTTAAATATTCCGTTGGGATGAAAGGAGAGCCACTTTGCTTAACTTGCACTGTAGGAATATAACCATCCTTTAACTCAAATTGACACGTGAACATTTGAACATATAAATTGTATAGCTTATCCTCTTTATATTCTCCGTCAAAATATACACCCTCACCATATGGTAAAGGCTGATAATACATTACAGAGGGGTATAGACTGTTTACATCAAACACGACACCCTCACCGATATCTTTTCCTTGCGTTCGGATGTCACAATATGTGAAGCCTCCTTTATATGCAGCTCTTACATCAGCATCATAATCTGGTATCGGAAACCACTTGTTAAAGTTCTTTTTGCCAACGATTCTTTTATAATCATACAGGGCATTACTTCCTTGTGTCATTTTGTTTAAGCCTTGTTCAAATAACACTTCTAATGCTCTTGCCATGATTTCAACATCGTGCCGTAGATACTCGATTTCATGTTCTGTAAGGTTATGTCCTACTTCTCTTTTTGCGGAGTAATCTAGTTCTAGTTTACTTATCGGTAGACCAAAACCCTTAGCCACTGCATCTACGCTAAATGGGAGTATTTTCAGAGAATCATAAATTTTTACAATGAGGGGATTTCCAATTTCATCATAACCTAAACACAGTGTAATGTTATAGTGCATTCCCTTATCTGATATAAGGGTGTTAAATTCCATCTTATTAAGGTCTTTTGCTTTTTTCTTCACATGGACAAAGCCCATTTTAAAAAGTGCGCTCATGATAAATTCACCGTCAAATTTTAAGTTGTGAAAATAGAACGTATCACCTGTATGTTCTTTTAGAAATTTAAGAAACCATGTCAGAGAGTTACCATAATAAAACTTATATGGCTTTTTGATTTCACAAATTCCGCACGCCCATACTCTGCAATCGTTTATATCTGTGGTGGTTTCAAAGTCAGCTGTATAGAGCATACGCTAACCATAGTATTCCATATCCTCTAGGGTATCAACCATTTCAGGCAATGAGTCATTATTTACTGTATACCAGTGACGGATTGCTTCGTCTGTTATCATGTCAATCGGTAATGGGTCGCTGGTAAAATTTATCTGTAGTACAGGGTCATCGTAAAATACATTTAGCATCATGTTCGGGTCTAGCTTGGACACATAATCAAACAATATTTGAAAATTAGCTGAACCTCTTAATTTTTCTTCAACGTTCCGTAAATAGTCTTCTTTATATTGTATGGCTCTATTTAATGTATAAGTAGCCTTTACTTGTTTATTCGTGCTTTCCTTATACTTTTCCCACTCTCTTTGTGACATACGTTTAAAGTTGAAACGTTTAGGTAAAAGATTATTTGCGCGAATACTGCCCATCGTTCCTTTTGCTGTTGATACATTAGCTTCTTTTCTTTCCTTAGCACGACGCCTATTTATTACCTGTGTTTTTATTCTTTCTTCTCGAACTTCCCACTTAGTGGCTCTTGCGCCGCCCTCACTCATGACAGGCATTTCAGCACCTTTTTTGCCAAATCTTTTTATCCTATTCAATTCACGATTAAAGTCTTGGCGTGTATTTATACCACTCCTAAATTCTTCATAAGATATCTTGTTAGGAATGAACTCTTTCCATTCTGGATGCTGTTTCAGTGTTCTCGTAATCTTTGTATTAAATGTTTTGATAGCCTGCTTTACTTTTTTAGTGTCACTTCGTAACCATCTAATTTTATATTTTCTAGGCATGTTATAAACCCTCCCTCACCGAAAACGTAAATAAGAAAACCTCTTGTTTCTATCTTTTTATACAGGATTAAATCTGATAATATATCACATTCAATCTCACATTTAAATCGCCGCTTCAAGCTGTATTTTAAGATATTCCTTTCTTCATTACGTTTTTCTAGGAAGCGTTTCATATGAAGTTTTGAAGAAAAGTAAAATTGCATATTCTTGTCTTCATGAATATATGGGGATAGCTTTAAATCATATACTACCCCTCCGCGTGTCTTTATCTCTTTTTTCATAAATATAAAGCCGCATAATTATGCGGCTATCTCCTTTCTCAGAATGGCAACGGGTAGAAATCAACCTTTGTAAAGGATTGTCCGTCTTTCTTTTTGATTGTGCACATATAAACTGGAACACCCTCGTTTCTTAAGTTTTCTTTACAGTTGTTTTCATCTACCATAGCAAAGAAATCTGAAAGAGCTTTACCTCCAAAATAATAATGGGCTTCATCTTCTTTTATGATATAAACTGGAAAATGCATTCCCTTATCATCCTTAAGCCAATCATAATCCATTAAGGTAACTTCTTTTTCCAAAATTTCTTTTTGGTCAGCTTTTTCACGATTCTGCATAATCTCGATTACGTTGTTACATTTCTTTGCGATGTCCTTTAAATTAAGCATTTACAGTATCCTCCCCTTTTTCTGGTACTTCATGTGCTAATTCCATGAACTTTTCGGTATCTAGCGCATATGTTTTTGAAGTCTCGATTACCTCATTGATAACATACTGATTCTTCTTACCATAAGTTTTTTGAATTAGCTTAATTGCTTTTTCTGGTGTTACTGTGATTGTATCTACAGTAATTGGCTCAAGAGGTGTCGCAATGATTTCTCCCCCTGATACGTTAACGATTGAAGCGTAAATCTTAGATGTTTTAACACTACGTGTTACAAATTTTGCCATATTATAATGACCTCCTTTTATCATCGGTTGAGACTTACCTCAACTACACTTATATTATAACAGATAACTGGAAATATTGCAATACTTTTTTCGTAAAATTTCAATAAATTTGTCTGTAAATTGTTATACTAGGTTTACAATAATATTATATGATGTATAATATAAGTATGAAAGGAGGAGCGGGAATGGATGCGAACGGAATCATTACCGTTATTCAAAGTGTGGGTTTCCCGATAGTGATGTGTGGTGCTATGGGTTGGTATGTCAAATATATCACCGATAAGCATAACGCAGAAATGCAGTCTATCACAAGTGCTTTAAACAATAACACGGTGGCTCTAACAAAATTATGCGAAAAATTAGAAAGGAATGATTAAATGAAAACTTATGGATTAGATTTATCAGAACACAATGGAAGCCTAGATTTTGATGCTATTGCTAAAACTCATGACTTTGTTATTCTACGTGCAGGATATGGCACAGTGAGAAAAGATAACAAGTTTGCGGAGTATTACAAACTTGCAAAAAGTAAGGGCTTAAAGGTGGGAGCGTATTGGTATTCATATAGTTTGAATACGGAGCAAGCTCTGGAAGAAGCTAAAATGTTTCTGGATGTTATCAAGGGCAAGAAATTTGAAATGCCTGTGTTTATTGACATGGAAGATGCAGACAGTTACAAAAGGAATAATGGCTTTCCTAGCAACAAGATGCTTTGTGATATCTGCGATGTATTTTGTCAGCGCATGGAACTTAGCGGTTATTTTGTAGGCATATATGCTTCCGAAAGCTGGCTCACAGGTTACTTAGCTTCTTTAGTTAAGAAAAATCGATATACCTTATGGTGTGCGAACTGGGGAACGAATGACGGTACATTACAGGCTGACCGTTCCAAGGATTACAACCTGCATCAGTTTACAAGCGAATATCGTTTAAACGGCAAACGCTTTGACCGTAACGTGATGTATTATGATTATCCTAAATTGATACAAGAAATGGGCTTCAATGGTTTTACAAAGAGCGATAAGCCTGCTACGGTTAAACCATCTACGCCTAAGAAAGAATTTAAGAAAGGTGCTAAGGTCAAAGTCACTTCACGCACTGATTATAACGGCGTTGTTAATGATGCATGGGTACTTGACACTACATTCACAATCCTTGAAAACCCAAAAGGAGAACGTGTCGTTATCGGAAAGAACGGTCAAGTCACAGGGGCTTGGAAAAAGTCAGCCCTCAAACTCGTATAAGATGCCTTGGATATCTCGAGCGGGTGCGCTCAATCAGCAGGAAATGGAAAACAATGCTGATATCGTTATACATACTTATCAAAACAAGGGGTATGATAATGCCACAATAGCCGCTCTCCTCGGAAATATGCAAAATGAAAGCAGTATAAATCCAGAGCGTATCGAAGCTGGAGGGGGTGGCGGTTATGGTCTTGTGCAATGGACACCGCAAAGTGTATTGATTGAACACTGCCAGATTCTTGGTCTATCTCCTTACAACGATGGTGATGTACAGCTACAAGTTATTCTTGCGGAAGTCACAAATCAAAGCGGGGTAGCTGAATGGTACAGTAGCCAGGCATTCATCGAACCATATTATAATAGTGGTGCTACAAGTGATATGATAGGAGTTACAGGACAGCAATTTTTGTCTAACTCGATGGGATGGTCTCCCGATAAACTAGCCGTGCTATTTATGGTATGCTATGAACGCCCAAGCTATGACCCAGAAACTAATCACTATCAGCAAAGGATGGAAGATGCGCTGACATGGTATGATTATATCGGAGGCGGGGGTTGTACCTTTACTCCTCGATTCACAGATAATGGAATGATGAACAATCCGTTATGGTATGCGGATAACCCGTTTTATCTAGCGGGTTATGGTTTGCCGAATTGTACTTGTTATGCATGGGGGCGTGCTTTTGAAATCATGGGTAAACGACCAACCTTATCAACAGGAAATGCTGATGAATGGTACAGCTATACACAAGATGGTTACGAACGAGGAAGCACTCCGAGACTCGGTGCTATCAACTGTTATACAGGAGGTCCTTATAACACTGGACATGTGGGTGTCGTGGAACAAATAAATGATGATGGTACGATAATCACTAGTAACAGTAATTACGGAGCGGAATACTTTGTGACTTATGTATTGCAAAGCGATTATCATATGGAGGGATTAACATTCCAAGGTTTCATTTATTTACCGTGTGGGAAACCGCCGCCACCTACTGCTAGAAAAAGAATGCCATTATTATTTTATCTTAAGAAAAGGAGGTTACGATATTATGGCTAAATTATTAACGAAACGCGGTGCGGATAAAATCCTGCGGCGTATCATGGAAACTGGTGGAATGACACCAGACATGGAAAAAGATATTGAACGCTTACGTGCAGAATTTGACGAACGAGAGGGAATGCTCTCTAAGGTATATGGTGAGCGTTACGACGGCGAAGATGCAGACGAGTACGAATGGGAAATGCCCGACCGTAACGATGCAAGAAATGACGATGATATTATCTGGAAGAAAAAATACGATGATATGGTAACACGTTATAATGACCGCTTTTTCGGTACTGATGAAATTCGCGATGATGCAAGGCGCATCGAACGCAGTCAAGATGAAGATGTAGAAAGAGACGGTAAGAAACAAACGTTTGAAGATTTATTGAAAGATGTGGAGGGTTAATATATGCCAACTAAACCAGAAATAAAAACGTTGAATGCAACGTCACCTCAGATAGTCAATGCAGTCAGAAATGAGCTAGGCGGAACATATGCTGATGTCGTTCCTGAAATTGACTTGACTGCTTCAAGAGCAGAAATAAATTCACAGCTTCGTCATATTGGCGAAATATTCGATACATTCACAGCACAGAGAAATGATTTCCTTTCGGCTTTGATTAACCGAATTGGTCTTGTGCTGATTACTTCTAAACTATATGAAAATCCATGGTCTGGATTTAAAAAAGGTCTATTAGAGTTTGGTGAAACTGTAGAAGAAATCTTTGTCAATCTTACAAAGCCACATCAGTTTGACCCTGCTGTAGCGGAAAGTCAAATCTTTAAGCGTGAGATTCCGGATGTACGGAGTGCTTTCCACACCATGAATTATCAGAAATTCTATAAGGTGACTATCTCTAACGACCAGTTGCGACAGGCTTTCCTTTCCGACACTGGTATTACAGATTTAATCGGTCGTATCATTGACACACTCTATACAAGTGCAAATTACGATGAACTTATTACAATGAAATATCTGCTTGCTAAACTAGCGCTAAATGGTAATATTTATGCAATGAATCTTCCAGCTATCACAGCAGAAAATTCAGATTCAATCGTTACCACAATCAAGGGCTTATCCAATGAATTAACGTTTATGAAAACTGATTATAACATGAGTGGCGTTGCTACGTACAGTAACAAGAACGACCAGTTTGTAATCATGAACGCTATGTTTGATGCTACCATCGGTGTAAACTCTTTAGCTATGGCATATAACTTAGAGTATCGTCAGTTCATGGGACAGACTGTACTGATTGACAGTTTCGGATTTAGCGGTGCTGAACAAGAGCGCTTGAATGAATTGTTTGCAGAAGACCCAGAATATGTGCCATTAACAGCTGATGAAATCAATCGTCTGAAAACTATCCCAGCATTCATCATTGACAGAAATTTCTTAATGATTTTCGATAACTTTTACAATATAACAGAACAGTATAATGGTGAAGGATTGTACTGGAATTACTGGTATCATGCTTGGAAGACATTCAGTGCATCCCCATTCAGTAACGCAATCCTGTTCACGACTGAAACTCCTGCGGTTACGAGCGTAAGTGTATCTCCTACAATTGCAAGTGTATTAAAAGGTGATTCTTTACAGCTTACTTCTGTTGTGGTTACTACGGGCTTTGCACCAGAGGGTGTTACATGGAGCGTGACTGGCACAAGCGATGTTACCTCAACTATCACGCCACAGGGTCTGTTAAAAGTATCAACTACAGAGGGTAATACAACTTTAACCGTAACAGCTACAAGCAACTTCAATGCTTCTAAAACTGGAACAGCTACTATCACAGTAACTAGCCCAACAGCTTAGAGGTGATATCATGAACGTTCAACCAATGTCACTTTTAACAACTGTTAAAGTGCTTAGTAACGTTCCTCTTGACAATACCTATAAGGATACGTTAACTTTCAACAACGTATCCTCACAGGTTGCTTATTTCAACAGTAAGGCAAAATACACCTTTTCTAACATGTCACCGATTAGAATGCAGAACCAGATACGTATACCTACTACAGCCGACAATTTATATGATTGCAATTATCTCATGTTTCAAAATGCAAATTTTAAAAACAGATGGTTCTTCGCATTTATAACTGCAATTGATTTTGTGAATGTCAATATGTGCGAAGTGACATTTGAAATGGATGTCATGCAAACTTGGTGGTGGGATACATCGGTTATGTCTTGCTTTGTAGAGAGGGAACACGTTAACGATGATACTGTGGGAAGAAATCTAGTGCCTGAGGGATTGGAAATAGGTGATTACGTTGTAGGAGTTACTACAGGGAGTGTGCTTAATATATCAAAGGAAATCGTTGCGTGTAGCACTGAGGATGGAAAAGGCGGCGATGTTGAGGGTGCTATAGTGCATGGTCTATATCAAGGTTGCAACTACATTCATTATCCTGCAAGTGATACAGGTGCTAAGAATATGAGTACTTACCTTAAAAACCTTACTGATTTGAATAAGCAAGATGCTGTCGTTTCTATATTCATGTGCTGGTCTCCTATGTTGCAAGACGGAGTTCTGACTGATAATGCACCAGCTCGTCCAAATGAACTTGATGGGTATACACCTAGGAATAACAAATTATTGACTAGCCCTTATGTACAACTCGTATCATATGACGGCGTGGGACATTCTCACACATATCAATATGAATACTTTAGTACAGCACAACCTCAATTTGAGATTTCATGGGATGTCACACCAAACCCATCAGTATATGTAACACCAAAGGCATACTACAAGGGGACAGATAACGAACATTACTGTATCACTGGTTTCCCACAATGCGCATGGACTATTGACAGTTATCGTGCGTGGCTTGCACAGAATGGTGGTGTTGAGGGTATCGCTACTGATTTCGGCTCAAGTCTCATTGGTAATCTTCTAGGTACTGGTGCAATGGCGGCAATGGGAAATCCAGTAGGAGCATTAGCAGGAGCAAACAATACATTCCGTGATACGTATGATGCTTTCAAACAAGTGTCAATCCAACAGTCATTGCCACCTAGCTATCATGGTGTTAACTCGGGAAGCGCGGCAATGGCAAATAACAAGCTCTATCCTCATTATATGTCACAGACAATACGGGCAGAGTTTGCGCGTAAGATTGACGGATTCTTTGACCGTTACGGCTACGCGGTTAATGAGTTAAAGATACCAAATTTAACTGGCAGACCATCATGGAATTATGTAAAAACTCGTTCAGCTTGTGTCATTGGCTCAGTGCCGTTTGACGATGTGTCTAAAATACGTAGTATATTAGACAATGGTATTACTTTCTGGCATGGTGATTATGTCGGAGACTATAGCCGTGCTAATAAATAGGAGGTGATATAATGTCAAAAACAGCAAAAATGGCATGGAGGGCTAACCAACTTAACCAGCGTACTTATATAAATTATTACGACAGGTTAAAGGATTTAGCTCTTAACCGGTTTGAATGGATAAATCTTCCGCCCACAGTAGATGAAAGATTTCTTGAACTTACGCTTTATGAATATGGCTACTGTCTATATTTTAACGATGAACTTATCGGAAACCTTGCTCTAACTTGTACCATCGGAGGACAGTTGGATGTATACAGGATACCTATATTGAGACGAGCATATGCGACTAATGGATATCAAAAAATGTGCAGTAAGAAAGATTCTGTTATCATTTTTAATAACTATACGCATACGCCGACAGCGACATTTATTGAAGATTTTGCACGCCGTCTTACTCTCATAGAGAGAACTATTGATATCAATATCAATGCTCAAAGAACACCTCTTATGCTTCTTGGTTCACAATCTCAGAAAATGAGTATGGAGCAAGCATTTCAGAAATACGATGGATTCATTCCATTTATATTCGGTGATAAAGATTTTAACATGAATGACATAAGCGTGTTAAAGACTGATGCACCTGCCAATTATCCGAGCCTACAAGTACAGAAACATAGCATCTGGAACGAAGCGTTAACTTTCCTCGGTATTGAAAACAGTAACCAAGATAAAAAGGAAAGAATGGTAAGCGATGAAGTAGGTTCGAATTACGGTAATGTAGAAGCGCAAAGGAATATCTCCTTAAACGCAAGACGGCAAGCCTGTGAACAAATCAACCGAATGTTTGGCACTGATATATGGGTAAACTTTAAAAGTAATCTAGCAACGATGGTAAACATGGAAAATGTTTCACGTGAAACACTTGCAGAAATAGAGGGAGGGAATACTGATGGCGTACGCAACGATTGAATTACGAACGTATATAGAAGCATGGTCTCAAGCCACGCCAGATATTCCACTTGACCAAAAAATCACAAGTGGGTTACCTCACTTATTTGATTTCTATTTCCCTATATGGGATGAAAACTATCGTTCCATCTTAGAACGTAAAATCGTTATGCATTACTATACCCGAGAACTAGGATATGAAACACCTGCATTATTCAAGTTGTATCTGAATGAGAGACTTAATTTGATTATGCCCTATTACAATCAGCTTTACAAAACCACTGTCAATGATTTTGATTATCTGACCGATGTAAATTACACAGAATCAGAAAATAGAAATCTTACAGAAAACACGAATGGCTCTGTAAATGGTGTAATTGATAATACAAATACAACCACAACGAATGAAACAGGGATGAATACCGAAAAGAGTAATTCCTCACAAGTTAGTGATGGCTCTACCAATCAGACAAATACGGGTAAGGAATTACGTTCTGATTTACCGCAAGCTAATTACGCAAATGTGGATTATGGAACACAACTCAATGAAACAGATAATACACAAAGTGGTACTTCTAAAAATACTGATACCATAGACTCTACTACTACAAACAATATCAATCGAGATATGAGTGTAGAGGACAATGGAAAAAGTACAAACAATACCACTACCACAAACGATACACGGCATGATGAAACTATCAGCCGAAGTAAAAAGGGTTTATCAGGTTCAAGGTCTTTCACTGATTTGCTCATACAATACAGGGAATCGTTAATAAATATAGACAATATGGTTATCAATGAGCTTAGTGACTTATTCATGACGATATGGTAAGGAGGTGAAACACATGATAGGAAATGAACCGAAAGTAGTTAAGCCATTACGTGCGTGCGGTTGCTTCATTAACCCACTCCCTACAGCTTTCAGCGATGCGTTAACGTATGAAGAGCAGGTTTGCAAAATTGAATACAAAGTGAATGAAATCATTGAGTATCTAACCAATTCTACGAGTGAGTGGAAAGAGTACACAGACCAACAGATTCAGATTTTGAAATCGTATGTTGATAGTCAAGACATGGCGTATTACAACGAATTGAAAAATCAACTGGATGCTTCCATTGCGGATACTCAGCAAAAACTAGCAGAATTAAAAACTTATATTGACGGCAAGGTTATGCAATTACGCTCAGAATTTAATAAAAAAATAGACATTACGATGGCTGAATTTGATGTTAAATTCCAGAACTTCAAAAAAGAGATTTACGACCTTATCAATAAGTTTACGGTTACCTGCTTCAATCCGACAAACGGAAAGTACGAAACGACTTGTAAAGTCATTCAAGACTTGTACGAAAGTTTGCGTTACCAAGCAGCAACCTGTATGGATTTCGATTCATCAGGAATTACAGCTAATCAGTTTGACAGCTTACAAATGACTTGTACCGAGTTTGATTTATATGGTTTGATTAAGTTAAACTTAAACTACTGTAAATGCGTGATGCTTAGTCCATTCACTGGATTAAAGGATACGATTACAAATGTTATCAAACAAGCTATCCAAGCATTCGGAAATGGTATAACCACGACTGCCTTTGACAGTAGAGCGGATATCACTTGTACATTCTTCGATAACAAAGCGTTGACTGCTACGCAATTCGATTTTGAAAGCAGTACATTACTATAAGGAGGGCTTCATATGGCAAGCACAAATAAAACTACACATTACGATTTACCACAATGGATTGGCACAGATAAGCCGACTTTCCTCGGTGATTTCAACAGCGCATTCAATAAGATTGATGCAACGATGTACACAGCTGATAGTAACGCCACAAATGCTGTAAATACGGCTAATCAAGCTAATAGCACAGCGGGAGAAGCAAACACAGCGGTACAAGGTTTGACTGAAACAGTTAATGATAACACTACTAATATTACAACCGTTACGAACTTAGCAAATACTACCGCTGAAAAAGTAAATAATATAGTTCAACAATCCGCACAAAATGTCTGCTTTTCTATTGGAACATATCTTAGTTCCTTCTCCCCGGTAATTAATCAAAATGTGAATTTCTCAACCATTACTATCGGAAATGCAAAATTTCTTTCCATCTACGGAGTGTTAGACATTTCCTACACTGGAAGTCCAAAATCCTCAGATATCGCCGCTACTAATTTAATCCAAGGTACGCAATTATTTAAAAATGCCGTAGAACAAATGGGAACAGGTACAAGGAGATTAAACAACATTGGAACAATGATTTATCCTGCTGATGGTAATACTAATTCATGCCCTATTGATTACCGAAGCGAACAAAATAGTATCTTAAGACTATCAAGTATTGGCGGTAATGTGACAGCTAATTCAAATATAACATTCAGTGTTCAAGCGTTTATTTATCTCGGATTATCTAATTAAATACACCTCACTTTCTTTACACATATATTATATCATAAACTTGCTAAATTTACAGCAAGTTTTTTGTTTATTTTCCTTATAATAGCTTGACAAATATGCAGTTTAATTGTATAATATAAGTGTAAAGAGGGAGAGATAAAACCTCAAAGGAGAAAACAATATGACTTAACATGAAATCTTATTAAGAGCTTATAGAGAAACACAAAGAATGATAAATGAACAAATTGATTTTAACAATAAATATTTCAAGAAGCCTTATGGTTACGATAATAAAATGTCAAGAAAATTTATACAAAATTATCAAAGTGAAGCTCAAGAACTTATCGAAAGAATGGAAAAGTTAAAGGAGGAACAATAAATGCCTTATTATGTTAATGGTTTAGAAGTAAATGCTCATTACTTCTTTAATCTACTGGAACAAGATACATACGATGCATGGGTTAAAGGTTTATTACTTAACGATGAAACATTTCAGTATAACTACTATAAAGTGAAATATAAACTTAACAAGGGTGAAATATTTTGCCATAACAATGTATATTACAAAGAACTCCGCTAGCTCCCAAACCGAAACTTCACCATCTTACCTCATAGCTATTATCGTATAGCTAGCCATCACTCAAAACATATTGAAATCCTTGCGTTGAAATTATTGGCAATGCATAGGAGCTCGTGAAACGTGCGTTGTGGCTAATGGGGAAAAATGGTGAAGTTAAATTTTTATGG